ATAACGATTGCGTGATATACTGGACACGCAGAGAGCGGGAGAACTGCAATGTAGTCCATTGGTGGGGGATATGGGGGAATGTCATTAAAGCGGTGCATAATGGGCCGGAATGAGCTGGAAATAGACCGAAAAAGGGAGTCTCCTTGAGCTTGGAGCCCCGAACTGGGTTAAGGGTCATCTGTGTTTTTGTGTGCATGGTGTTGCAAAATTTCATACAACTATTCCAATAATGCAACGGGAAAAGTACAAAAGGAATGATAATCCGCGGCTCTCCCCTGTGAAGGAAAACGCAACGAGGCCGCATTTGTATGTTACGGATTGCAAAAGCTCTTTATGCCTGGGGGATGGTGGATGCCGACGAGCGCATACTACGCTTGAAAGAGGCTTTAGATAAGGCTGTTGAAGACATAATTGAAAACCAAGGGAAGGAAATCACTCAAGGGAATGTGGGTGATAGCTCATTCCAGTTCGCGCCGGGCTCCATGACTGTTGATTTGTGGGTTGAAGCCTTGGGGCTGGCTATCCGCTCTCTTGAGCATGGCCGGTTTGAAGGAGGGAACAACGTTGCAAGGGTGGTGTTCCGATGAAGGCGGGGAATGTTCAGATTTTAGACCAGTTCGGGCGCCCGTTCTCAAGCCGTCCCATTTACAAAAGCGGCAGTTATGATGATGGCTTGCAACGATTGCCGAATTACCTCAAGGAGCCGGAACAGCTTTCCGGACGCCTTACCCGGAAGAACCTCATTTCCGCGTCCCGTCTGTTGTACAAGAACAACGGCGTTGTAAAAGGCGCCGTGAACATGAAGGCTGAATACTCTATAGGTAAAGCGTTTCTGTTCAAATCTTTGTGCAAGAATCCGGAAGTTGCAGCGAAGTATGACGAGTACATCAAGGCGTTTTACAAAGTTGCATGCGTGAACGGAAAGAATTTTCACTCGCTCCTGTATCTGATCTCCACCGCCATCGACATTGACGGGGATTGCTTTGTAATGTTGACGGAGAGCAAGACAGGGTTTCCTCAACTGCAATTTATCCGGGCAAACCGGGTGTGCTCTCCTAAAGATGGCCTTATTGACTCCGGAAAATACAAGGGGTTGAACGTGCTGCACGGTGTCATAACTAACCGCATGGGGCGTGAAATCGCCTATTGGCTGGACGGTGATGAACCGGGAGGCGGCGAGATAATTCCGGCGTCCTCAATGCTGCATTTAGTTGACGATGATTTTCTTGCCACTTGCCGCGGGGAACCTCTCTTTTCACATGGACTCAAGGAATTCCGCTATATTGATGACATCAATGTTTCCGAACTTGGGGCTATGAAAATTGCCTCACAGATCGCCCTGGTAAAAAAGAATGAAACGGGAGAAGTTGACATAGCACAGGCTTACAGCAAACCGGGCAATAATGGTGAGGTTGTTGTACGCAATACAGGAGACAAGCAAATTGTGTTTTTGAAGTCTGAAGACTCCCTTGACTCCCTAAAGATTGAGCGCCCCTCCCCGAACTACATGAGTTTTTCAGAGCGCCTCTTGAAGGGTGTCTTGTCCGGGGTAGGGGTGCCTTATGATATTGTGGTCAATCCGGACTCAAGCGGAGTTGGGAACAGAATGTCCCTGTCCAAATTCGACAACACTACACGGGACCGGGCCACGCTGCTTGAAGATGCCGCCAGACTGCTTGTACAGTATGTCTTGGCCGTAGGTATCCAGCGGGAGGACATCCCGCACGCTGAAGGCTGGTGGAATATGATGTTCAGCCGCGCCAAGCGTCCAAGCGTGGACATGGGCCGCGACTCCAACAGCCAGTTGAAAGAGTACAACGCCGGTATTAAAAACCTCACAGAAATCTGTGAGGAAAACGGAACGCAGGTGGAGGACCATTTGAGAATACGCGCCAGGGAAGCCGCCATTGCGGAGAAGTTGCGCCGTGAAGCTGAAGCAGAATTCGGGGTAGAAATCTCTCCGGATTATATCAGAAAGTTTTAACGTTATGAAACCGTTATATTGTGAAGAAACTGCATGGCTGGCGAGTATGCGCCAGCGGAAGAGCCTTGAACCGAAAGCCGCGGGGAACCCGGATTTTGACTTCTCTTTTTTCATCCAGACGCGCCAGAAAGCGCGGGTAATTGGGTCATCCCTGGTGATTGACGTAATAGGGCCCCTGTACGGTGACGGCGTGCCCCTGAATGAAGCCCTTGGCGGCACAAATTATCAATCCATCGTGGAGGAAATAAAGGCTGCTGCCGGAAACATTGACGAAGTGATTTTCGTCTTTGACTCTCCGGGGGGAGACGTTCAAGGCTGCCATGAAACAGCGGAATTGATTAAATCCCTGCCCGTGGAAACCGTGGCTTATGTCAAAGGCATGTGCTGCTCTGCCGCCTATTATTTGGCTTCGGCTTGTGATCAGGTGATCGTGACGGAAACGGCGCTGGTTGGCAGTATCGGAACTGTCATCAGCCTCTGGAATGCCAAGAGCGAGGAAATATTGACCATCACGAATGATGATGCTGTTTTCAAACATCCGGAAACCCCAATGAACGCGGAGGCAATCGCCTATTACAGGGATTTGTGCAACAAGATCGCCGGACGGTTTCAGGAGTTTGTGGTTTCCGGACGCCCCGGACTTTCTGCGGATGCTTTTTCCGGCAAGGTCTTTGTGGTGGAAGATGCTGCCTCCCTGGGCCTGATTGATGATGTAATGCCCTGGGTTGATTTTCCCGGTGCAAATTAAAAGCGCAACGCCCCGCAATAAGTATGGCACTATTCAAGTCTGATCAAAATATCGTTGATGCGCTCAAACAAGAGCTTGCCCCTCTTGGGGCAGAAATGAGGGATGGAATTACAGTAATCCAATCCTCTATTAAATCTCTTTGTGAGCGTGTCGAAGCCCTGGAAAAGGAGAATGTCAAGCTCCACGCATCCGTTGCCCTCAAGAAAAACCAGCTTGAGGAAGAAGCCGATACGAAGGCGAGCCAGAAGGCCGCGGAAATGGTGTCTGGCATGGGGCATAAAGCCGTAGTGGATAAGCCGGAAGACGGCGAGGAAACCCCCTCTATCCTGGAGCAGTACACGGCGCTTTCCGGAGATGAACAGCGGAAGTTTTATGCAGCCCATAAGGATGAATTGATGAAACTTTGTAAGTAAACAACACACAATATTAACAATCAAACTATTATTTACGATTATGGCACTTTCTGATGCACAAAAGGTAGCTATCCACGGAGAAGTTATTACCTCTTTACGCAAGGCACTAGTTCCGCTCGAATTTCTCAAGAAAGATTTTCGCATGGAATATGCCTCCCAGATTAAATTTAAAGATATTAAGGCATCTGGTGAAGTAGTGGAGAATCCTACGTCTTACCAGAACGATAAGGAAAACGACGGTAATTTGATTCCGCTCTCTCTTACCGAACTGCATCAAGCTTGGCGAATTACTACGGCTGAAAAGCGTAATGGGTGGAAGTTGGCCGATCTGGCAAAGACAAATTCTATTGCTTTTGCCAATGATTTGCACAAGCGTATTATGTCTCTTATTCCGGCGAGCGGAGCAAAGACCATTGGGACCGCTGATAAATTCAACAAGCGCGGCTGCATCAATTTAAGCGGGGATATTGAATCTGATGAACCCAGGCTGTTATTGACTCCCGATTATTACCGGGCCATTCTTCCGGAAAACACTACGGAATTTAAGCTTGATGGAGGCGCCTATGGGTTTGAGTCCATCCACAAAGCAAAAGCTTCCGTCTTTTCGAAAGATGTTGTGGGCGTGGCTTACGAAGGCGGGGCGATCGCCGTAGGTTCCGCCATCCCGGAAATTGATGATGATCTCAAAGATGACATCAATTGGGAGCTTATCACTATTGATGGCCTTGCAGGGCTGACGGTGATGTTCTGCAACTGGATTGACCGCAATACCCGCGCAGAATGGGCCTCCCTGGGCCTGATGTTCGGCGCCAAGATACTTGAGCCGGATAAGGTGAAAGGGTACGTTGCCGCTGCTGTCACGCCTCCTGAAAGCTAATTTTTTTTGCATTAACTGCTGGTGTTCACCGTCCCGGACTTGTCCGGGGCGGTTTTTTGTGCAACGCCCCGCCATTTATATGAGATTCACAGATGCGGCTAACGCCGCGCACCGGCGCATAAATCAGGTATTACCACAGGCGGAAATTGCCTACCAGGGGAAGACATACCAGGGGTACATGAATTCCCGTGACGTAACCCTTGAACGCCAGGAGGGGGGATATTGC